CCTGGTCATAGAAAAGGATCTAATACTCATAATGTTTCTGCTACAATATCTTTAAAAGATCATGAGTGGGATGATGCTGGAGAATGGATGTGGGAAAATAGAGAATACTATAATGGATTGTCAGTATTACCTTATGATGGTGGTAGTTATATTCAAGCGCCATTTGAAGATATATCAGCGTCTAGATATAGTGAGATGTTAAAATCTTTAGAAGAAATAGAATTAACTAATATAGTAGAAAATGATGATGAGACAGATTTAGCTGGTGAATTAGCTTGTGCTGGTGGTTCTTGTGAAATAAAATAATTAATATACCTAAAATAAAAAGGGGACCTCGTAATGAGATCCCCTTTTTTGGTTACAGGAACTTTGGGTATGGTGCCCATTTTTTATGTTCCTTATTTTGATTTTCTTTTTTTATTCTTTGCGGCATTTGCATGAATTCTTTTTTCTAAATTTCTAATTTTAGAATCTACATGACTATTATAATTCTCATCTAACTTATGCAATTCTAACTCGTGCTCTCGACAATATTCAAACATAGCTTCCATTGCCATTTCTATATCTTGTAATCTCTCTTGTACATGTTGATTCTTAAGATCATATTCTAATCTTTGAATTTCAGTAGGTGGTAAAGTTTTAGCAAGTTCTATATCTGTTTTCAAAGTGAAATACATTCCAACAAAAGAAGCTGTTACTACGATAACTGTTACAATAGTTTTAAGATCTAATTTAATCTCAGTTTTCTCATTTATTTTCATATTAATCTTCTTGTAATTCTAAAATCTTTTTAACTCTATCATCTTCATATTTTAATTCGCGTATTTCTTTTTTAGTTAATCCATATTCTGTTAATGTTTCAATTTGTTCTGCTTTAGTTTGATCTTCAATTTTATTATATTCTATTTCTTTTTTAGTTAATTTTCTATCTTTACCTCTTTTATCTAGAATTTTTGTAATTTTCTTTTTATCTTTATTATATTCATCAAGTATTCTATTAACTCTATCTGCTTCATACTTAAGTCCTTTAATTTCTTCATCAGATAAACCTATTTCTTTAAGTATATTTGTTTGTTCTCTTTTATTTAAAGCTTCTATTTCGTCCCCATCAATAACCTCCCATTTCATCAAACTTTTATGTTCTGCTTTTTCTGCTTTTCTCTTTTTCTGATAAACTTCTTGTTCAGCTTCAGTTCTTAATTGCCACTCTTGATAACCTAATATAGCCGCTATTCTTTTCCAAGCATCATCATCACTATTTAAAGCATACTTAACATTATTCATTTTCAAAATAAGTCTATCTAATGGAATATTTGTTGTAGCTGATATTACATATCCTAAAGACAACCAAGCAGGGTTATCAATAGCAAATCCTTTAGTTTTTATTAAATCTTGATTATATTCATAATTATCACCTGCTTGTTTTAATTTACTAACTTTTATATCTATTGGTGGTGAAATATCTAATAATCTCCAAGCAGCTTGAGAATATTCTGGGCGTTTCTTACCTGATCTTTCATATACTTCTAAAGATATATTTTTAACTACAGATAATATTCCACCAGCTATTCCAGTTCCTCTTAATATAGAATCTAACATACCGTTTATTACGCCATATGTTTTCTTTTCTTTTAAGCTCATCTTTTCTTTTTCCTCGTCGTCGTCATCATCATCTTCTCCCCATGCTAAAGCAAATAATGCTTGTTGTAGTGCATTAAATATAACATTCTGAATAGCAGCATAATATACTATTCTAGAAACATTACTTTTCCAATCACCTCTACCATTCATCAAATCTAAACTTGCTTTCTTAATTAATCTAGTATATTGCATAGGTGTATTAGCAAATGCTAATATAATTCTACCTAATCCTCCAGCTTGCTGCTGACTAATTCTGTCAGGTCTAGACGATTGTTGTGATTCTTCTGCAATTTCTCTGAAATCATTAAAAGCTCTAACTTCTGCTTCTTTTTGACTCATGCCATCTTTAATATACTTCTTAATTCTATTTCTATAGAAAGTAGCGCCACCAGAAGCTATAGCAAAACTATCAGCAAATTGAGTGGGTATAAAACCTTTTTTCAATAAATAGGCTATAACTCCTTTAGCTTTGTTTTTACTTGTAGCTGCGGCATCTGCAATCTCTGATTCAGAAACATTAATTTTTAAACCATTTCGACGATCAACTAAGAAATCAGAGTTCATTAATTTCATAAAATCTTTCCAAAACTGAGGTTGATTAGCAAAAGCTCTTCCTGCTGCTAACATATTATTATCACTCCAATTTATAAAGTTAACGGCTGATATAGTCTGAAGTAATGCAGATCTCATATTAAAGAACATTACAATTCCTACGGAGTTATTTACATAGTCAAGAAATCTATTAGCTATTCTATCAGTACCTGTGTTACCTCTGTTACTTCCTGTTTCCATTCGATGTAACATATTCTCTAACGCTTCTCTATAATTAGAACCAAATGCAGCTTCTAATTTATTTAAATTTTTATCTGAGAATATTAAATCAACATTATCTTGCCATTGTTTAAGATATAATTTTCTTTTATTATTATTGAGTACACTCATTAAATCTGTAGTTATAGTACCACTTAACCAACTATCACTAGGTTTATTGTATCCACCATCTTTTGTAATATCAATTAATTGATCAGCAAACATTTGTAACTCAAGATTTTTAGCCATAAAATCTTCTACCTTAGCTAAATCTGCTTTAGATAAACCTGGGATAGATTCACCTTGTTTATTCCAAGCATAAATTCTAACAACATTTTCATAAGTATAACCATCAAATGCTTCTTTCCTTAAGTTCTTAGGTATATTTTTTAAATTCTTTTTTAAAGCTTTAAAATCTGCCATCATTTGAACTCTATCTCTAGTAATATCAGCCATAGCTCTAGCATAAGGATCTAGTAAATGTTCTTTAAACCAAGTCATTTGAGCATCTCCTTTTTTACCTTTACCTAATAAATGATATAATAATCCTACAAAATCATCAGCAGATGGAGGAACAAAGAATTTAAATCTACCTTTGTTTTTACCTCTTACTTTAGCTTTAGCTGGAGAAAATTCTTTAAATGATTCTATACCAGTTTTATTTTCTATAATTTCATTAAACTTTTGATCAATGCTTTTACTAAATTTAACTTTAGCTTGTTGAACTTTACCTTTAACATCTATAACATCTAATACTTTTTTAACAGCATCAACATTTGCCATATGATCATCTGCAAAATAAAAATCATTATAACCTTCAGCTGCTTTATTTACAATCCACCCTGATTTTGCAAGTGGAGAACTATCAGATAATCCTGTTATATTGTTTATAGGTATATTTAACCCTATACTTTCTAAGAATTCTTTGATAGGTCCTGCTGCTTCTTGAGGTCTAGCAGTTAAAATAAATACATCTTCAGTTCCTCTAGCTTCTTGAATTTTTTTAGCTACAACAAATAAAGGTCCTTTCTTTCCTTTAATAACTTTCTCAAACTCAGAGAAATCCCATGTAGCACCTTCAGCTTCCATTTCATTACCTCGTTTAGCAAATTCTGCAGGAGTTATTTTACCTGTCTTACCATCAGGCATTGTATATAAAACTTTACTTTTAGTTCTAGCTAATGTATCATCAAAATCAAACACTCTAATCTTTTTAACAGGAGCGTTAGGATCTCTAGCAATTTGTAAAGCTTTGTCTAATATTTGACTTTCTCTATTGACATTATTACCATTAGCTGATTGACTAAATTTAGATATAACTTTATTGTTATCAACTTCTTTTTTACGTACTTTTAATGCGTTGTCTTTTGGAATAGCTAAATCTCTAGTGAAAAAATACATTACTTTCTTAGGTTTTACATCTTGACCTAATAGTTGAGCTTCAATAAGTTTGTTTTGTAATTGAACTACTTCAGGATTATTTCTGTATTCTTCACTGACATCAACATTAAATATAGAAGCTACAGATTTACCATCAAAAAATAAATTATTAGAATTTATTCCTCCATTATTATTATTAACATTTGAATTAAAATATCTAATCCATATACTCATAGCATCGTTAATATCTCCTTTCTTCAAAGCACTATTTAATCGTTCTATAAATATCTCAGGAGCAACTTGTCCATAATTATAGGATTCTCCATATTTTCCACTTACATCACTTAATTTACTATTGTTTTGATTAGAAAGTCCTACCATAAAATAATTATCTTTTATTATTTGAAAATTATCTTTAACAGTACCATCTAATATCCATTGATATAAATTTTCTGACATTTGGTTTTGTTGCCAAATATGTTCTTTTTCTGTGTTATATTTTATTAATCCGTCTTTATATTGTTTTTCAGTTATTAATCCTTTTTTATAATCTTTTTTTATTTTATCTTTTTTTCTTTCTAATTTTACAAATTCACTATCAATACTTCTAGGCATTGCGGTTTGTCTTATAAAATGACCAGAATTTCCAGAGGCACTATTGAATAAGGCTGCTACATAAACGGCTGTATGAGGATAATCTTTTACCATTTTCTCTAATTGAAGAGCTATAAACTCAAATCCTTCATAATTATTTTTTGTATCTTGTTTATATTTACTACTTCCAAAATCAAGACTATAAATAACGCCGTTTTTTGTAACAGTAAAAGATTTAGCTCTTACTGCTTCTTTAACTATCTTACGTTGATGATCAGTAAAATTACTTTCATTTTTTCTACCTTTTTTTACAATATTTCCTCTTTCTTCACCAGTCATAAAATGACCTCTTCCATATTTGTCTTTTCTAGAAGCATAATTACTACTATTAACAATATCCATAGGTAAATATAATGGTAAAATATTTTCTGTTATTTGTTGATAATTATATACATGTTTAGCATTGGTATTAACAAGATGTCCAGGAAATTCTAAATTATTTTTCTTATAAAAATTTTCTGAAGCTTTATTAATAACGTTAGCACTAAATTTTATTATAGGATCTCTTTGAATTTTAACATTAATTTTTGCTAATTCAGCAGGAGGAACTTTATTTATAAATGTTGAAGGTATCATATCTTTACCTAGTTCTACTCCAACAGATTTAGCTACAGATGTTTTTATAGTTCCTTTTCTACCACTTTTCTTACCAGTTTTAGGATGAATTGCTGGAGGTAATAAGAAATTAGCTAAATCTCTACTTGAAAAATCTTTTAACTTATACATATTAACACCTTGTGCAGTATTTTCTACATATACTTGATCACTTCTCATAGCTTTATCTATTTCAGCTTGTGTAGTTAATCTTTTAGGAGGATATGTAAACTGTCTATCTTTTGGTTTTATTTGAGATTCAATTTTAACAAAAAATTGTGGTGGCATTGATTTTTTTAAAACTGGAGCAAATTTCTTAATAAAATTATCATACTCTACGCCTTTACCAAATCTATCTTTTACTTTATTAGTAAGCTTACCTTCCAACACTTCTTGTATAAAAGGTTTAAATGCTTTATCATCTACATCAGGCCTTACTCCTGCTTCAATTTCTAATACTGCTGCCTCAATTAAATCTTCTAATTCTTGAGTTACTAAATCTGGAGCTTCTTTTTTTATTTTAGATCTTGGAGTTACTGTAGGTTTTTCATCTATTGCACCTTCAATATCTATACTTTCGTCTACAAATTCTCTAGTTTTACCAGACTCTAAAGGAGCGTCAATTGATACTTCTCCTGCTTTAGGTTTATATTTTTTTAATACATCTCCAATTCTATAATTAACTAATTCAGAAACAATAAATCCACCTGGATCATATACACCATCTTTTTTAACAGCTTTTTTAGGATCAAAACGCATTATGGTTTTATCTAACAGTTGATCTTTTACTTCATCTCTAAATTCTTTTATAGGTTTATTGTAAACATTACCTGCAGCTACATCTATTCCATTTATACGTAGTTGATTATCTATTATATTATCTATCATTCTAGCGCTACTACTAGTTGATTCTGGATTCAATATTTCATTATATAAATTAGTGGCTAATTCATTAGCATTTTGAATATCCCCTGCTAATTCATTTATTTGTTCACCAACTTGTTTTCTATCTCTATTTATTTTTTTACGTGCTCTTGATTCAGATTTTGAAACCTTAGGTGTTATATCTGTTTTACTTACTTCAGAGATTTCAGTTCCATCTTTATCTACTTCTAATCTTTTAAATGGATCAACTGGAGTTTTTAAAGTTAATGTTCCATCAGTTATACTTTTAGCTACGCCATATAAATAATTAACAATATCATTTTGTCCTTTAAAAGGTATAGTCTTACCTGTAGATGTTTTAAGTCCTTTATTTAATATATTACCAAATAATCCTGGCCATACACCTTTTTTATTTATTCTAATTTTATTTTTACCTACTTGTTCGAAAAAAGAAGACATTACTTCTTCATAATCTAACGTACCATCTTCATTATATAAGTTTGTATTTTCAACTTCAATTAATTCCCAAACATCTGCATGTGATTCTTGTAAGTATTTAGTTAATACTTCTCCAAATTCCTTAAATTGTTTAGGATCTTTTGCCATTGCTCTAACACTCCATCCATGTCCAATTTCATGTGCTCCTGCCATTTTGCTTTCATTAGCGACCATGTTTTCTTCAATAGCTAAAAATGTTTCATTTAGAGTATAATCTTTTATATTTCCAGTTTTTAAATAAACTCCATTTACAGAACCCGAATTTATAGCTTCTACAGCATTTCTTTTTTGTGCTTCTAATGCTAATTTTTGACTTAAGTTATTTTCTTTTTCAGCTATTTCAATTAAACTGTCATAATAATTAGTAATTTCTACAACTCCTTCTTCTTTGGTTTTTACAGATTTTAAATCTTTATTACCTTTTTTATCAATTTTTAATTGTTTTGATACTTCCTGCTCCATGTATATAGTAGCACTTTCTTGATCTAATTCTTTTTGACTTATATCATGCTCACTACCTTTTTTATCTAATATACGCGTAGTTGCTTCTTTTCTAAGTTCGCTTACACGTTCTTTATTCTTTTTATTTAAAAATGAACTTGCTAATAAAGAATAATATCCATGTCCCCACAGTTTTTTAGATTTAAATTTTTCTAAATTAGATCTTATACCATTGAATTGTGATTGTAATATATTAAGTAATTGTTTTTTACTTTTTTTGTCCATATCACTTTTTTCAACTTCTTTAATTTGATTATCTAAATCAAACAAACCTGTAGAACTTATTGTAAAATCATTAAAAGCTTCTACACTAAGTCCTTCTCCCACAATTTTTTCTTGTACCTCATCAAGTACTTCTGCAATTTCAGTAGTAAGTTCTGATTTTATTGTATTATTATTATTTATTATTAATTTGTAATCATCAATTAATTTTTGAGTTTGTTGCTTTTCTGTAATATTTTGATTAAATTTTCTATATTCTAATTCTCTTATTTTTTCTCCTATTATATCATTTTCACTATAAAGATTACCTAATGCTTCATTATTTTCCCTCATTTTATTTAATGACTCTCCATTAGTAAAATTATTAGATACCATATGATATATTGCTGGCGTTAATGTCATTGTAGTACCAAAAAATCCTCCAACAACTCCCGCTTCTTCTACACCTTCAAGCCAAGGTCTATTCATTATAAGATTGTCATTTAGTCTAATCAAAGATTCTTCAGTTGCTTCACTAATGTAACCTTTAATTATTAATGGGGTTGTATTACGAAGGTAATCTAATTTACCTGTGCTAAATTTAGCCCTAGCAGCTTTATTCCCTCTTAAAATTTTACTAGAATTTTTTAATAAATTTCCACCAAACATAGTTGTTAAAAGAGTTTCATTAAGCCCCGATAAAAGACCTTTGTAAATAATTTCTCCTTGCGTCCATTCAGCAGTTCCGTCCATTACTTCTCTTCTCATTCTATAATCTGTACTAGAATAAGTAGATAAACCTGCTGTAGCTCCAATAGCTAAACTACTACCTGGAAATAATAGATTAGCACCTATCATAGCCGCATAAATTGGTATTTGCTCAGCTCCAGTATTGAACCAATAGCTACCAAGATGACCCCATTGAAGATTTCCTTCAGTGTCATACCACTGTCCATATTTAACTCTAGCAAATTGTCCTTTTTCACGATCAACAAATGAGTGCCATTTAAACATAACATTATCAACAATATCTTGATCATCTAATCCGTAAGCTGTAAGTGCTATGTCAGTAGGTAGTGTAGATAATTTATATGCTCCATGCGCTATATCTAAAACTATACCTACTGTACCTAATACAAAAGCAGTACCAGCAGCTTGAGCATCATTATAATTAGCTTTATATATACTCCATTTATCATCAAACTCTGTTACTTTATTAACCGCAAAATCTGCATACATTTTAGCATCTTCATAGTTTTTATAAGCTAAACTAAGTTTTTGATTCTCTTGACGCATACCATCAATTATATAAGATGGTATTTTTCTTTCATCTATTACATAGTATCCTTGCCCAGGTTTAATTGTTAAAGCATAATCTATTGATTTATCATCTTTCCATTCTTTAAACATGTTAGAATATAGCATTTTTCTAGGATCTGTTTCATCAATAGCATCTTCTAAATCAGGATCAATATATTGTTTTAATATATTTGTAGTGTGTTCTAAATAAGAGCTAGCTAACATAGCTTTTCTGGTAACTTGATTTTTATCTACCATACTCATAAACATAACACCCATTTGATCTTTTATCTCTTTATCCCACCACTTGTCATTTTCCACCCATTTCTCAAAAGCGTCTTGTTGTACTTTCTGCCAATTATCATCACCTAATATTTCTCTAGCTAAATTATCAACTTCCCTTTGTGTTATATTTAATCCTTTAGCTATACTAGAATCATGATCTAATCCAATAATTAATTCTGGAGTTTCTCCATTTTTTACTCCTTCTTGCTCTCTTTCTTTTATTAAAATTTGCAATGCATCTTTTTGAGCTTTAACTGCGTTTTTATTAAATATAATACGATAAGCTTGATCTTCCCTTAAATCTTCAATACCTTCAATATTCATTCTTTTAATTGCATCTAAACTATAAGCAGGTCCATACGCTAATGAATGAGCATCATCTTCATATAAAGAAGACTTTGGTATTCCTTTGAAACTAGGACTAAATAAATTAGGAGTTGCATTAATAGAATATCTATCATAAGCTTGTATTTTTAAATCATCTACATTAAACCCATCTTCATCAGGAGTTAAAAGTGATGCTTTCTTAAATATTTGATAATTACTCATACTTTTTTCACGAGATTCTTCCATCTCTTCTCTAGTACTATATGTTGATAAAAAAGCTATTAAATTAGTTTTTTGCTCTGTAATTTTCTTTTTATCTGTTTCATCATAATCAAATCCTATTGGCACAGTTTCACCAGTTGCATTATGTTTAATTGTAACCCAATCAGTAACTCCTGCACCAGTTTCTACAACTGTAAATGCGTCCGGAAGAAAAGTTTCTAAAAATGCTCTACCACCAGCTTGAGTTTGTGTAAATATATCATTACTTCTTTCATTCTTTAATAAATTTTCCCAATATTTTAGATTTCTTTTTTTATCTACGCCTTTAAGATATTTCTTTCTAGTTTTATCATCCCAAGTTTCTTTTTTAGTTACAATTTCAATTTCTTCAAGCATCTCTCCAGGCCCTTGTTTTGTAGCAATTCGCATTCGTGTATTACGAGATTTAATTCCATCTGACTTTACTCTATAGCGTAAACTTTCATTCCATCTATCAACATATTCCTGAACATCCTTAAATTCAGATGTTCCAGTCTTCGCTTTTGGCTTGTCAATATACATAGACTTTACTTCATTATAAGGCCAAGATTCAATAACTTCACCTGTGTCTTTGTCATATCTTTCAACTTGAAGACCGGCATTTAAATATTCTTTATCTATGATTGGAGTTGTGTCACCACTTGTTTTTCCTGCTGCTTCTGCTAATTCATTATATTTATCAATGATCATACTAGCTTTTCTCCAATTTCTATTTATATTGTTATTACTATCTCTATATTTTTCTACAATAGCATTAAATTCATCAATTTTATCTTTAGGAATATCATATACTTTTTTTCCATCTTTATTTGTAGTGGCAAATTTTTCAATAGGTTTACCTAATAATTTTTCTAATTCTTTTAGTTGTTCTTTTTCAATTTTAGAAGATTGTTCAGTTAAATAATCAACAAAAGTATCTATTTTTAAATCACTACTTCCATATTCTCTATTAATTATTGGAGTAATATCTTCTAATGTAGCTTCATTTAAACCTTCAATAGTGATAGCTTCTTGACCAGGTTGTTTTTCAATTCCTAGGTTTTCACTTTTATATAAATCCCAAGCTTCAACTACTTTACCATCAGCATTATCTCCAACCCACGCATCATAATTATCTTCTGAAATATCTTCATTCCACTTAAGTTTTTTATTTGCAGTTTGTATCATATCAGGAGTAACCCAGATATTAGCTTCTTTAATTTCTTCTTCTGAATGTGCAGGTTCTTCAATTTCTACATCTTCGTAAAAGACAGATTCAGTTTTATCTATTCCTGCAACTGGAGCTCCTGCCTCGGGTACTATTTCACTTGTTATAAGATTTGAAAAATCTTCAAGAGAACCATTATATCCATCTGCTGAAAACAAATTAAACGAATAATCTTTAGCTTCTTGATTAGTAGAGATTAACTCTTGATACTCTTCTAAACTACCGTCATATCCGTCATTTTGAAATAACCCGTAACTATATTCTAATGCTTCTGGATTCATATATTATGGTTTTTTATTAAATTGAGATGCAGTTGCATTTTTCTTCTTTAATTGATAACTATCTTTTAATCCTAATTTTTCAGCTAAGTATGCAATTCTTTTGTTGTATTGATCTTGGTTATTACCACTAGTTCCTGACATTATAGAAGCGAAATTGTCTAACATTTCTTGATCTTTACCTTTTAAAGCTTCTACTAGTTTCTTCTTATCGATCGTTGCCCATTGCTTATCTAATAACTTAGCATCGTTATGTAAATCTTTTCTTTCATAAGGCCCTAACATACCAGCTGTTTGTAATAATAAAACTCTAGGATCCCATCTTAAATTAAAATGTTCTGTTCTTAGTATTAATTGCTCAGCTTGAGACAAGTTGTCGTAAACATCAGCTCCTATGTCTATTTTTAATCCTCTTTTTTTCTTTTTTGCAGATTTATTTTCATCAGACGCATAATAATCATCTTTTTGAACTTGTTCTTTAGAATTTAAATATCTATCTGCTTCATCTTCTTTCCCTTTGTATTGAGGAAGAGGAGTAGCAACACCATTTTTATCAGGAGCTCCACCAAAAGATGTTTCCATTTCTATTATAGAACTAGCTTGATCTACAACGCCATCTTCTGATTCTTCTTCAGTAGTAGTAGTCGTTGTTGTTGTAGCAGGCATCGCTGTAGCATTTGCTACACCACCTCCAGTTGTCGTACTAGCAGTATTAGTTGTAGTTGTTTGACCTGCTGCATTCGTTGTAGTTGTAGTAGTATCTTCTTCTTCTTCTACAGCAGGTGCATCTAATTTATTTCTTTTTAATCCTCTTTCTAAAACTGCAGCTAAATAAGCGTCTTTATCATAATTTCCTTCACCTCCAAAATCATTCCACTTTGTTTCACCTTCATTATCGGCGTCTACAAAAGTCTCCATAATTGCTTTTCCTGCATCATCTGTTAAAAAGTATTTTTTTACTTCTGTATAATCTAATTTACCATCACTTCCCATTAAATCTGTACGCTCAGCTAAATCTTCTTGTATTACTTTATCAAATCCTGCAAATTCTACATCATCATTAAATTCTTGATTATGTAAGAAAAATTGACCATCTCCAAATTGATCTTTATCACCAATTGCAGCAGTGAAATCTATATTAGATTGTACATCAAAATCACCATTATCTGTAAAATAACCTTCAGAAAAATTAAGTTGACCATCTTCCCATGTCATCCACACATTAGATTTATCTTTATCAGTAATATGTTGAAACATTTTAATTAAATCTTTATTTCTAGTATTACCTGCATCTGCTAATAAACTACCTACACCACCGGCTCGTGTTCTAGCTAGTAAAAATTCATCCATTCCTAATTGCCAATTAGCCATTTGTTGAGTGAAATTATTCATATTAGCTATAGCCTTTAATCTTAATTCATTTTGCTGTCTTTCACTTAATGATGGATCTTTTAAAGACTCATCTAATTCAGTACCTATATTAGCTAATATTTCATTTATTTGCTCATTAATTCTAGGTGCTCCCTCAGCTACGCCACCTTCTTTATCGCGTAATTTACTAGTAAATTTATCACCTGCAGCTTTAGCTTTATTCCAAGCAGTATCATATTTGGCATCTGGCTTATAATTTGATTTGATTTTAGTAGCAACTTCTTCATTATCTTTTAGTTCAGCAGCTTCGTATGCTTTTCTATCTTTAAGTTTACCTTGATACCACTTACTAACTCCTTGGCTAATTTTACCTAATCTATTATCTATTGTTTGTCTTGGATTTCTATAACTCATAATTTATATTTTCTTAAATATTATATCTAATTTAGAATAATTAACCTTATTACGGGTTATATATGCCACCTGGTTCCCATCCTGGAGCATAAGAAGATGCTAGGCCTGTAGTAGGATCTGTTGCTTCTACAAAATCAGGAGTTTCGTTTTCTTCACCTCCTAATGTATCTGCTAAACCAGTTAAACCTGCTAACATAGCAGCATCTTGTTGTTCTCCAAAAGCTAATGCTTGAGCTTCAGCATTTTCTTGCTGTGCTTGAAGTCTATCTAATTGTGTTAAATCTCTAGTTTCTTGTCTATCCCATGCAGCGCCTTCTGCTCTAATAGCGGATTCTTCTATTCTCAGTTTAGTTTCAGCAGCTTTAGCTTCACCTGCAGCACGTAGTTTTTGATTTTCAACTTCTCCTTTTTCTAAAGATGCTCCAACTTCAGCTTTTGATGCAGCAGCCATTCTAGCAAGTGCAGTGGCAGCTCCAGCACCGGTACCACTTCTATTTATTTGATCTAAAGTATTAGCTAATGCTTGATCTGTTTGTTCTATTTTTAATTCCGCAGCTTTATTAGCTACAGCTAAATTAGCAGCTGGATTAAATACTTGAGATTTCATTGCTCTTATTGCTCCAGATTGATCTAGAACCGCTTGTCTACTGCTTTCAAGGTTTTTTAATTTTCGCTCAGCATCAAGAGCTTTTTTTTCTTCAGCTTTCTTTTTACTTCTAGCTTGAAGCCCTGTATAAACTTGAGCTCCAGTACCTATTATATCTTGGAAAAGGTTTACATAATCCATTTTGTTATATTTTATATATTTATCTTTAATAAGATGACATTACATAGTTAGACGATGCTAAGTACAATTCTTTAGCACCTCCTACATTAGTTGTTGAATCAACTTTAATTTTAACTGTAGCAAAGTATCCTTTTATACCACTAACACTTTTTCCAAATATTATCTCCCCTGGTCTTACACTACTAGCATTTACTATATTAGCTACATATCTATTTTCTTTTCTATCAAATCCTGCTTGATAAGTAACCCCATTTTCTATGTATGATCCTTCATCATAACTTTTTATTGGATTTCCAGTATCTTGATATTGAATCCCATTATCAACTCCTTGTTTACTAGATATTATAGATTCCACTTCCCATCCATTATCACCTTCATAGGATATAGTGTTAAAATTCTTTTTAATAGATGGACTAGGATTAAATATTAATTCTACACTAGCTTCATCTGGAGTTGCATTACCATAAAATTTACAATGATTATTTCCTATTGATACATAATGTTCATATATCTCATCATTGATAAAAGTATAAAACTTATTTTTTAAACTACCTAAAAATATAGGTTTATAACTATAAAAACTAGTCCAACCTTTAGCATTTTCATCAAAACTTAAAGTATTAAAAGAATCTTCAGCTGTTGAAATAAATCTAGAAGATTGTTGTAATGATGCTGTATAATTTTTTCTATGAATATCCCATCCTCCATAAATTTTATCTCTTCTGTATGTTATAATATTTACTCCTTGTACAGTACCTAAAGTAGGATCCACTGTATAACTTGGTGATATAGTAATAGTTGTAGAACTAGGTATACCAGTTACAATACTAGTTGTAGTGGTTACACCTGCAGTAGAGTATTGTACTTCTAATTGTGCTCCTACCTCAATATTAGTTACATTAGGCAATGTCAACGTAGTATAGGTTCCAGGAGCAATTACTTGCGTTTTAAACACCGATCTTCTTGTTCTATTGTCAGCAATAGTAGATAATTCATCTCTAAAATAATCTCGCATACCATACATAGATATTTCAGTTATACCATCTCCACCATCAGGACCAGCAGATAATCTTAACATAGCATTTCTATCTTTGTCAGCAAAATATTTTCTATTACTATATATTGCAAATGATTCTGGATTTCTACTAATTCCATATTCTCCTGCATAAGGAACTAATTGTCCTATAGTTCTAGGATCTCCTAATAATTCTTCTGATCCTTGAGTTCCACTATATATAGTACTTTTATCAATTAATGCTTTATGGACTTTATTTTCTTGAAGAACTAGTAAATTTGTATTTTCTGCATACAATTTTTGAATACTACCATGACTAGGATCTGCATCTCTAATTATACTTTCACTAATAGAAAATACATTAGTATTATTAAATCCTGTTCTATCATTATAAATTCCAGAAAATATTAAACTACTAGATCTATCATCTTGATCAGTTTTATTATTAACAGCATAAGCTCTAACACCTAAGTCCATAATGCTATTATTAAAACCACCTTTTATTCTAGATTCTTCTAAATACCAATTTACATATTCATTTGCTGTTGTTCCATATACACCCCAAGGAAAATTAGGATAAGATCTAGAAATACCATCAGTTCCTATAGCGGTAGGTGCCCATGGTAAGCTAGGCCAACTACCAGTTTGAACATCACCAGTTTTAACGACTTTTCTTAAAACGAAAGAATTGAAATATTTTACTTTTAATTGATATGCCATAGTTAATATTATTACTTATTAGGTATTATTTTTACTAAGTTATAGTTAATCCATAAATTAATGGTGTAGTAGCAACTCCTAATCCGTCAGTAACAACTAACTCAAAAGTAATTACTTGTCCCGGTGTAACGCTATTATCAACAAATATATTCATTTCTCCTAAATTACCTGTTGGAACAAAATATAGTTGAGGGATTGGTAAGCGAGTATAATAATCTACTATTTCCCAATTTAATCCTTGAGCTCTTAAACTTCCAAGTACATAAGATCCATTATAAGCTCGCCATGTACCAATAGAGCTATTAGGATTAGAAGATAAATATGGAGGAGCTGGGTTAGCGATAAATGCTGGTGCAACATTTTCCAATGTATAAGGTCCTAAAGATAATTGTCTATCTATAAACGTGCCATCGCTACCGTAAGTAGCACTTGGAGCATTTACATTAATATTAAATATAAACGTATTATTTACAAGATTGTCATGATCACATACAAATAAAGCATTTGTTTTTAATTTAAATCCGTCAGGATATCCCACAGGTGCGTCTTCTAATGTAAAGTCGCTTGCTCTATCTACACTATAACCATCTATAACACTATCTAAAGTAAATGTAATAGGTCCTGATATAATATTACCACTTACATTTGTAGCAAATAATGCTGCATTTGATGTTATATTTGTACCAGTATTGTTGTTTTCTGTTTGAATATATTCTATTGGATTTGATCCTGTACCAATAAAACCTACTGGAGTTGTAACATCTCCACTTTGTACCGCCGTGTTTAATTCACTTATTAACCCATTAGATGAAGTTTCCCAATATATATTTAACTTACTTTCCAATGGTTCTGTTTCATATACTGACAACGAGGGAATCATGTTTCCAGCAAAAGAGGTTTTTGTCCATGATAAAGTAAATTGCGCATCTCCATTACCAGCGCCTGTTATTATACAATTAGCTATGCCGCCAGGAGATGCTGGTCCTAATATATCCCATCCTATTCCAGGATCTGCTATAGATATTCCTCCTGCATCAATATTTCCACTTGTGGCTTTATCAATATTAACCTTAAAACCTGTTCCAGCGCTAGAACTAGGTATATCACAACTAATATTTTTACTTTCTGCAATATAACCAGTTCCAGGATCAGTCAGTGCTATTTTAAAATTTAATCTTCCTGAGTTTGGATGAGGACCTTTAAGTCCAACTTTTGTTGCTAAAGCACTAGGGCCAACAGCTCCAGGATATACAATTTGAGATAATACATTTTCTTTAGCTACGTATGGATTGTTTTCATATGAATAAAAGACATTAGCTGTATTAAACGGAGGTATAGCCGAAGGATCCCATAATCCCAACTCTGAACCTGTTCCAATTGTGGTAACAGTATCTACACGAGTATCTGGATAAAACTGTTGAGTAGTCGGAAAAAGAGCTGTAGCGCCAATGGTATTATTAAGTCTTAATGACAATTTAACACTAGCATTAGTTATTTGACTACCAGAATCTAAATCTCTTTCTCTGTCTCTTTCTTTTAATAATCTTTCTCCTTCTTCTGATAATGGATCTGCTGAAAATCCTACCCCATTACTATCAACAAATTTATAATAACCAGGATCTTGTTGTATACTAGGTCTACCTGTTCTGAAAATATTTTGATTTGGACCTACTAAAGATAAGTCTCTAGGAACTTTATTTATATTATCTCCTTGTAAAACAAAATGACATACTGGTTCATCAGCTGTTGCTTCTGTGCCTGCACCATCTCCATCAATATAACCATTTAATATTCCTGGAAAATATATATTATAATAATCTTGCTCTTGTTGTTTAACTACTATTTTATAAGTGTACCAACCTAATGGATTAGTTGTAGCATCGTATAATCCAGGTGTTCCTATGTTATTATCTCTAGTCGAAGATATTGTATCCCAAAATGTCATTTCTAAATTATCTCCATCCCAAACATCACCTGCACTTAATAAAGAACCAGCGCTATATTGCGAAAAAGGACTTTCTTTAAATTTATTAAAAATACTAGAACCTTTTATTGAGGAGGATCCTATATTATCATCTAAACTAGAAAGAATTACAGTGGACTGCCTTCCATATCTATCTGATAAAACAATTCCTACTTGATAAGATCTGTTTTGTTTTAGATTTTGATTTTGATATTCAATTTGAGTGTTAACATCTTTTTCACTAATATTTAAAGAATAGTTTATTGTTGAGGGTGGAGTAGGTTTATTTATATAATTACCATAAATTACTCTATCTCCGGCTACTTCTTGAGCAAAAGCTCTTACTGGAACTTGATCAGATACTCTTAATATTTCTCTTTCTGGTAAAGTTTTCCACGGTTTAGATGATAAATAATCATATGTTAAATATGTAGAATTAACTAAATTTAATTCATCATTAGTAATAGTGTCAACTATTTTTATTGTATTTTGACCTGCCTCTTTGTAAAGAATATCCACTTCTTCTACTTTAAGAGCGTCATCTATGTCATTCCAATCACCAGTAGGAGAATTAATTATTAATTTTATATCATTAACCTTATTTTGCATAAATCCGACCTCTGTACTCTTAAATGTCTTAGCATCGTCATCTCCAATAAAATATCCATCTTGTTTAGGAATAAAACATGTTTGAGTAAATGGAGCTATTAAAGAATATTCTCCATCATCAAATTTAAATCTATAACTAAATCTAACGAATTTTTCTTTTAAATATTCAGCATCTCCGGGCCAAGTAATAGGATCTATAGTACCAGTGGGTTGTCTATAAGGATTATTAGTAGTACCATCTGGTAAGAAATCACTAACAACATCTCGCATTGTACTTGCTGATTGTACGGTAAGTGTAACAGTAGCGCCACTTCCTCCACCTACGAAAGGTTCAATAATATTAACTACATCTCCATTAGTATATCCAATTCCTGGATTATTTACAAACGCTATATTAACCGCTCCACCACCTCCAAGCACTAAGTTTAATGTTAATCCTACACCCGTACCTCCACTAGTAGCAACGTTAGTAGTAGTAGTATACCCTGATCCTGGAACAGGTAAACCAACCAAACCAACAACTTCGTTAGTTATTAAATCTATTGTTTGATATGGATAATATTTTGATACTGAAATATGATCTTCACTAGTATAATAACTATTATTCCCTATAGCTGTTGTTAAGTTTATTTTTCTAGGTTGATTTCTATTATCTGTCCAAAATAATAAACTATCAATCATATTCACGCCATATATTTCTTGTGTTTTAGAAAAATTTAAAAATCTTCCTGTAACTACAATAGAACTAACAGCACTAGTTACATCATAAACACCGATAGCATGATAAGCGCCAGCAGGAGAAAAACTAGATAATGCATCACTAGATGTATCTACATAATTAGTCATAAAAACTACTATACGATTATTTCTAACATCCATAAAATGTCCAATAATCTCTACACCATATGTATCGGTAGGTAAAGTAAAATTACTAATTAAATTATTACCTAAAATATTTTCAAGAGCTCCAACATCTTGACCTTCAGATTTAGCAACAGATATATTTTGAGCATGTCTATATTCTCCTTTAGGAACTAATCTATCATCTAAATCTTTATTCATTTTAGACTTTAGAAAATTTTGTTTTACTTCTGCCATTGAATTTTAATTTTTAAGTATTTTAGATTTACCTCTCATTATTTGAGTAAATTCCTCTAATTTAATATTTGATAATCTAATCTTAGCATTTCTAAGTGCTGCTCTTCTTTCTATTTTATATCTTCTTACAACATATTCTTGAATTCCAGCTCTACCTGCTAATATAGAATGAGCAATATGCATATACATAGCTTCTTCTGCCATTTTAGGCACTTTAGTATCTAAATCACTAGACAAACCATCAGATATATATTCTAAAATTATCAGTTGATTAGCTAAATTACTACTAAAAGAAAATTTACCTTCTCTTTCATCTATAGTAAACCAACCATTTGATTGAGCAACTTCGGGTTGAAGTCCATATCTTCGACCATAACGATACATCCACCAATTATTATAATCATAATAAAGACTTTCTTGATTATTTAAATTGGTTCTAAATAAATTATTATTATCCCATCTTTCATTAGTTTGAGAAGTACCTTCTAAATTAGCACCCAAGCTATCTTGAGTAGGTACTCCATCAACATCTTGAATTGGGACAGTAAATGGATTACTAGTTAAAGTAGTGGGATATATAATATGTTTAATACCTACATCATCTATGTATGATAATTTTACATAATTAACATAATCTTGTGGAATTATTATTGATAAACTTGGAGGTATTGTTAATTCTTGAGATTTAATACTTTTTAAAGTATCATAACTAAATTCTTGTAATCCACGTTTAGCATGAAATATAACATCTGTTCTTTTAACACTAGGTATTAATTTCCCATCACCTACATATGCTACTAAAAAGTTATTAACTATTTCTTCTATAGTTATATAAGCATAACCTCCATAATTAGCCCATTTAGCATCATCTACTAACTCAATAACAACAACTAATCCAAGAGCAGGAGCTACTGTAAATTGAACAGTATTAGCAGTAGCAGATAATGTGTAATCTACTCCTTCAACTTGTAATACATTATTTAATGTTACTGTAAAATTAGTAAATGAAATACCGCTTACAGTTCCGACTAAAGTAGTATCTCCAGTCCATAAAAAATTTACTTTTACATTATCACCTACGTAAGCTTGTTGACCTGCGTAGTATTGTTCGTTAGTTTCTGTTAATAATGCCATATCTTATTATTGTTTTTCTACCATTTCATCTTGCTGTATCATTTTACCAGCACTTTGGACTATTTGTGGATCTCTTATTATAATACCAGAATACATCAGTATATTTAGTATTATATTGGTTTGTTCAGAAGGATGCAATTCAAATTGAGTTGAACCATAGGTACTATTAGCGTTAAAATCTGCAGCTGTTAAGGTAATATCTAAGTCACTACTTGGCGCACCTGTGAATTGACCAGAGGATACGGTTATTTCATCATCAGGACTATATCCTGATCCTGGTGTAGTTACGGTAACGGATGTTACTGTTCCTCCAGTAACTACTGCTGACAGTATAGCTCCAGATCCACCGGCTGGAGTAACCGTTGTGGTTAATCCAGTGTAAGTTTTATCAGGAGCAATCCCCGTAGGATTAGTTTTTATTGAACTTAACGTTCCTCCATTGTTTAATAAAGTTGCCCCATATGTTGTACTATCATATAAATATTGTCCTGCACTTCCTAATGAATAACCCCATCTAGGATCTGCTGGAGCTTTAACATAATAAGCATCGACTTGACCAGTAGTAATAGCATTAGTACCTGTATTTGGAAATACTGTGGCAGTGCTAGGTGCGGCTGATGGAGCACCAGTACCTTCTAATATGTATAATGGATTTGTTGTTGTTGGCGCTGTGAGAGGAGATTTATTGATTAAGAAATATTCATTTCTATTTACGCCTTGAATTTCTTTAGAATTTACATTATAAATTAATGTACCTAGTCGATGTAAATCTGTTGGTAATGTAAAAGGATTTGCCCCTGTACACGCAGCATTAGTTTTAAATACATCTATTTTTTCTTCTAGGTTTTTTATACGATTAGCGTATTCATTATCAGTTTGAGGTATACGTAATTGTTGATTTAACTCTTCAAAATATTGTTCAAATATTTCACGTTGAACTTGTATTCCTAATTTGTTAAATTCATCTGGTGGTATATAACCTCTTTGCTCTTTATTTAAGATATATAAAACCGTTTTATAAACTGTATCTACATTAACCATATTTAATATTTTTAAAAAAATAAAGGTGGCGACTAGGCCACCCTTATTATAATCACACGTTAAGTGTTATTTTTAAGATAAACGTTTGTCTATTGACTTATAAACTTCTAACCCTTCATCTGTCTTAAACCATGCAGCCATAGCTGAATATGGATTTTCGTCAAAAGGAACAGTCATAAGTTTACGACCATTACTACCCCATTTAAAAGTTCTTTGATCACTTGCCAAACTTATAATACCTAACTCTCTTGCTTTAATAGCAAAATTTCTAAGAACTATATTTTCATCACTAGCTAAATTTAAGAACAATTTTGGATTTTTCTTAGCAAATATCAACACATCTCTTTTAAGTTCTTTAGAACTCAAACTAGATACATTAGATCCTCTTTCTACTCTCAATATAGCTTCTGCTTGATCTACATCTATATTATATGCAGCATTCATAGCATTTATTTCAAGTTCTAAATCTTTATATTGATCTTTAGCTTCAACAACTGCATCATATTCAGTAAATAAAATCTCTTTATGAGGATGTTTAAGCAAAAACTCTTGTAGATTTCTTTTATTTTTACCTACAAATAAATGTCCCTTTTCAAATACAATATGTTTTAAAGTAGATGGGCCTTCTTGCTCATCCACAAAAATACTTTTTTGATTAGTAGCATATCTTAACTCTCTTTCATATCCTAATTCTGGATCAAACCAAGTTAAAGGATATCTTTGAGTATGTCTAGCTGCTATTGTATAAGTTAAAGGTTCTTTATTGCCTAATAAATAGTAATTTCTATCTTTATATTCCCAAGTATCTTTTACTTCAGGAACTTCTTTTTCTTTTGTTTTCATAATATAATATAATATAATTGTTAAAAAAGATCCCACCTAAGCGGGATCTTATAATTGTTTGTTAGGTCATTACTACTGAAACAGGTTTTATTCCACCGAATGATGCGGTAGGAATACTATTTTCAGCTTGAATGGCACTTATTATGCTATTACTAGCACTTCCAGCTAAAGCATCAATTGATATTGCTGGATTACTAAATGTTATCAAAGAGTCAGACCCTGTTCCTACATTAGCTCCATCTTTCATCCACAATCTAATTGTAGTTGTAGATAATGGTACTACATATAATATATCCTCTACAGGAATATATCTAGTAGCAGGTACTGTAGCAGATTGTAAATCATCTGCCACTATAGTGATAACAGCATCAGCCGTTGGACTTCCAATAGAAGCTTTTGCTATAGTAATAGTATCACCAACCGCAAATCCTTCTCCAGCTATTGTTGCTGTAGCCTCACCAGCACCAGAGGTTATTGTGCCAGCGGCAACAACAATTCTAAGTGTACATGGTTGTGATAAGGTTTTCGCTACACCTGCAGAATCAGCGATTGTTAGATCACCATCAGCTACAGTTAAACCAGTAAATGTTCCATTAGATCCACCTGATACATCAGTTGTTACAGAAGCTTTTAAAGCATCTCCAGCGGTTGTTAAACCAGTCTGTAACATAGCTATTTTTAAATAATTACTCATATCTATATTTTTAAACCGGCGCCGCCGATGTTAATGTTAATGGTGTCAGTTGAGTTAAATGATAATCATCTGTACCGTCGTCTCCTTCTAATTCAAAAGAAGGGACGCTATTTTCTGCTTGAGATGCCTCAGCTACTAAATTAGCAAAAGTCGTGATGTCGGCAGCGGAAACTGAAGCTGCTCCTTTGAAGTTTAAAACTACATTTAAGTAGTTCGCAGGTGTAGTTGCGTCATATTGATCATAATATAACGTAATACCATCTGTTCCGCCATTATCAGTAACAGAATAAACTCCTTCGACATTTACGGCTAAATAAGCTGGATTAGATCCAGGCATTGCTCCTACAGCGCCATAAGGTATCTTAATTAAACTTGCCATAATTTCTATATTTAAAAGATTAATAAAGAGAGTGACAAAAGTCGCTCTCATTATATAATATTAAGCTCCTTTTAATAACACGAAGTTATTTGCAGCTTGAGTTACTAAACATCTTTCAGATAAGAAACTAATATTCATAGCATCTAGAGTGTCCGTATATGCGCCTCCAACAGAACCAGTGATCCAAGTTTTGAATCTTCTATCTTCAGTTTGAGAAGCTCTGTATCTTACGTGTAAGAATGGTCTTCTAATGTTAGATCCCAGCATTTGATCGTATACTGTTGTAGTTCCAGCAGGAACAAGTACACCATCTATTTCTGCAGACATACCACGAGTAGAAGCATCATTAAGATATTTCCAATCAGTTTTATAGAAGTCATAAGAACCTCTTCTAAACCCTGAAAATCCAAAATTCAACGCCATTTCTTCTTCATTGTCAAATAGACCATAAGAAGCAGCAGCAGTAGAAGCATAACCTCCACCAGCTTGAGCAGCTATCATATCATCAAAATCAAGAGCTGTACTTCTTGATAAGAATAACATATTTTCTTCAATAGCACCTTGCTTGTCAAGATTTTTAAGGATTTCATCAAAATCACCTAAAGCACCAGATCCAGGAGCAGCAGCACCAGAAAAACCAGAGTATACATTACCTCTTGCTTCAATAGCAGCAAACAAACCTTCTGTACCTTTTACATCTTGAGTACCAGCAGCAGCAGCAGCACCAGTAAATGTCACCGCATTTACCATTAGTTCACCTTCAACCATTGCCATTTCTAAATAATCTTCAAATCTTAATCTAGTTTCAGATTCAGATTTTAGATACCATAAGTATCCCGAAGTACCATCTTCAGTAGCAACTTCAACCCAACCAATTTGAGCAGCATCAGAACCGCTAACTTGGAAGTTATCTTTAATTATAATTGGTGAATTGCTATATTGAGTAAAGTTTGGTTCTATAGACTCAGCCATTCCACCTGTACCTTTACCAAATTCAGCACCATATACAAATAGATCTGTTGCTCCAGTTGATACTATTCCCGTAGGAATTGCAGCGGCAGTAGTCTCATAAAGTTGACATGTAAGTACATCATTTGTTAAAGCACCACCTGAATTTGCTCTAGCTGTTACAATTGCTTTTGCAGTCACAAGACCTGTAGCTTGATCAGAAAGTAAAATTGTCTGACCTACTCTAATAGCGCCAGAAGTTACTGTTGTAGTAGGAGAACTAGCAGCTGTTAAATTTAGTGTTACTGTAATATCTGCAACCCCAGCACCGCCTAGTGCAACTGTATTACTTTTGTAAGCAATGTGTAATCTATTTTGTTCAGACCAGATTACTTGATCTGAGGTCATTGGCATTTCTGCTCCAACCATTCTTAAAAATCCAGATAAGGTTCTATTACCATATCTCTCCACCTCTTGCTCATAAAGCTCAGGTAGGTATTGTTGTGCGAAGCTCCCAGCAGCACCGTCAAATGTCAAATAGTTACTAGCTAATGCCATTTGAGATTGCGCAGGAACTAAAGATGCGGGAAAACTCCCGCCTGTTACAAAACTCATAATTTTAGTTTTTAGTTATTTATTTTTCTTTTAAATTTTAACTTAGAACTATCAACACCATTAATCGCCCTTACTTTTAAACCATTAACAAAAACATCTCCCGAAGCAGTGCTTCTAGGTTCATTATTTATGTTTTTAGACTTAGCCGTAATATCTTTAATAGCATCAGATTTACCTTGATCGTAAAAATGTTTTGCTATTGTATCAGCATTTCTAGCGGCATAGATAGCTTTATGATAACCTTTGTAATCGGATATATTCCCTTTTTCGTCTAAGAACTTCTTAACAAAATCGTTTAAATCAGATTGATTGGTTGCAACATCACTAGGATTATTAACTCCATATCTAAATCTTTTTTCACCAAGATCGAAATCAAAACCTTTGAAATCATTGGTAAAATAATCTTTAGTAGAGTTTCTAAACGTTTCATGACGTTGTTTAACTACCTTTTGTTCTTCGTTATATCTATTGAAGAAGTCAGTCGCTTTTCGTTGTTCATTAGTAATTGAAGGTCTTAACTTAAGCTCTTCATAATATTTACTTTTTAAACCTTCTAAAAAGTTCGTGGCTTCAGCAACTTCTTCCTTGAAGGCGAGTTTTTTCTTTTTAACTTCTCGCTCTTCGTCGTACTCTTCATCCCATGTAAATTTATCATCTATAATAAATTTAATTTCTTCATCATTTAGATGTGGTTTTGTTTGAGTATAATATTCTTTTAATAATACGTTATCATCTACAGTAGAATAATCCGCATTTAATCTTATGTAATCTTTCATATCACCACCAGTATCTTTCATAAAAGCTACAAGCTTTTCTATATTTTCTGGTAATTCTATTTGTGGAGTTGTGGGAGATTGTTCTGTATTTGTATTAACAGGTGCAATTTCTTCTTGAGTTATTTCTGAAAGTGTAGGAGTTTCTACTTCTTTCTTCCCGGTCTCTTCTTGCTTCGGCTCTTCGGTGGACCGTATAGCTTCAACTACCTTTTCCCCACTTTCCGTGTTTTTGGATCCTTCGACAACAACATTGCTGTCATCTGATCTTGATTCTTGAATGGCATCTTTTTTAGGTTTTGATAAATCAACCTTAATAGGTTCATCATTTTTAGTTAATTTCTTCATTGAAGACTTTTTCTTTACTTTAAAAGTGCCTTCTTCTTTTACTTTCTCTTCTTTTTCTTTTTTCATGATATGATATTATATAATTATATAGAACTTATCTAGGAGCAAATTGCTCTAAACCAAATCCACCAAGATTGTCAAATCCTTTGGATTCAAAATCTACAGGTAAAGAGTCATTTTTTCTTTGAGATATTAGTTCACTTTGTTGTGTTGCTTGAATTTTAGTTCTTTCGTCTTTTCTATCTTCTTTTTGAGTTTCAGCAGTTCTTTTATTTTCAGATTGAGCTTTAGTAAGTTGCATATTAAATTCAAACTCTAGTTGCATCAATTGCTTTTTTAATTCCGCTTCTTGTTGTGCTTTTTGAATAGCAAATTGAGATTTACCTTGCTCTATTTGTAAGGTAGATTCTGTTAATATTTGTTGCTTTTGAACTTCTGCCATAGCTGCTCTTTCCGCAGCTTCTGCATTTGCTTGTGCTTGCGCTTGTATATTAGCTTGTTGAGCTTGTTGATCTCTTTTAAACTTTTGCTTACGTCTTTTCTTCAGTAATTCATTAGCAAGTTTTAGATTATTAATATTTCTTATGTCTATAGCGTCTTCTAAATCAATTGATTGAGTTTGTAAAGCCATTTGAATATTTTGTTCTAATAATGCTTTTTCTTCTTCGTCAGGTTCTAGTTCTAAAAATATACCAAAATCATGTAAACTAGCTGTAGATATTTCATCTAATGTTGCTACATTATATATTGAAATACTATCTTGTAAAGCCATTCTAGTTAATGGAAACATTAAAGCATCACCTACTCTTAATGTAATATTTTCACATGTTTTTAAAGTAATATATAATCCAGCTTGTAAAATATGCCTAGTAGCAGTATTTGAATTAGCTGCTGCTAATTTTTGCAATCCTACTAATGCGTTTTTATCTGGAGTACTAGCGTCTCTAGCTTCGTTAAGCCCGGTGACATCCCGAATCATTTGTAAATAATACTGATAAGTTTGTATTAATGATTGTATTTTAGCACCACCACTCGATGATTGTAATTCTTGAATAGGTACTTTGCCACGATTCATTTCACCATCTTGAGTTAAAGATCTACCAACTATACTACCTGTTTGGAAATACATGTTTAAAGCTTCTGCAGGATTGTAATTTGTACCATTACCTAAATCAACTTCAGCTAATCCATCCATGTCTAAATAAACACCATCTGGAACCATGCGAGAAAGAACTTGTTGTAGTTTTAAAGAAGTTAATTGTATCATGTCAGCAAATCCAGTTATTCTACTAACTAATGATTCGATTTTACCTCTATACATTCTAGGTGCTGTAATATTATAATTCATATTAACCTTCACAGTATTGGCAATAGGTCGAGTCATGTTTTCTGCTAATCTCCAATCTAACATTTGTTCATGACCCAATATTTTAGCTCCAGTATATAATACTTCAATAGATCTTGAAACCTTTTTAAATGTATCAGATTCTGGTGGATTAAACATATCTGTTTTTTCCAATGTTTTTTCGAGTCCTGATGCAGTTTCTTTTATTTTAAATACTTGATTAGTATAAGTTTTATATTCAAAAAATAAAACCTGCACCGCGTTACCATCTTGTCTACCATTCCAGTTTCGAGCATAACTAGTATTACCTTGATACTTTTGTATCTTTATCATTTCCTCAGGAGATATATTTGGAAAGCGCTTTTTTAGTTCTGGTAAACTAACGCTTTTAACTTCACCTACATAATATATATCTTCAAAGTTTGGATCTTCTGTATATGAATAAACTAAATTTACTGGATCTACATATTCTACACAAATACCTTCTGACTTGTTAAAACTAGTTTTTACACATCCTATACCTAAAATAGTTAAATCTTGATTTAATCTTTTTCTTGTTAAATTATATTTATTTTTATCTAAAATTTGACTAATTAATTCTTCTTCAGCTAATTCAATAGATTGTTTATAATCTAACTGCATGTGAGCTGATAATTCATCCATTGTTTTCGGTGTATCTTCCCCTTTTTTAGATTCTGATAAGTCAATACCCCACGTTGCTTTAACAGCGGCGTTATATTCAGCTATTTGAATATCTCTAATTATACGTTCTGCATATATAGTCTTTTTTTGAGTAGATTCTGGATCTTGAGCAAAAGCTTTAATCTCATAATTTCTTTGTGAAATACCGTTGACAACTATATCTACAAACTTAGGTATTATAGGTACTGGCTTCCAATCTAAATTTAAATAAGATAAATCACCATTGATAGATAATTCATCTTTGTATTTTTGAACATTTTGCTCACCTCTTGCATATAATCTTAAACTATGAAAGTTATTATAGTTTGAAGCAAATCTAAAACCAGTGTTTGAAGTATTTCTAAACCACTCGCCTTCAATAGCTCTACCTACTGCTAATCCATACTCCCAAGTGGCTTTCTCAGCATCCGGTACAATCTGATCGGGAAATGAACTACTATTATTTGTCTTAATCTGCATCTATTCTATTATTTTTGAAGTATATCCTTTGTTGTCATATTTTTTAAAACCTAATGATATAGAATTTATATTTTTAATCGCTGATGGTCTATATCTATTTTTGTTGCATGCCATTATAGCTAAACCTGAACTTATAGACGCATCATGCTTGGTTCTTTTGTTAATATCAAATCTTGCCCAATCTTCTAGTGTTTCTTGAAAATACATATCTCCACATGTTTCATCTACTAAACCAACATAAGTTTCTATATAAGATTCTATAGCTGCAGCATGTGCTTGTTTTATATCTTCACTTGAATTAGGTATTCCACCAATTTCTCTTTCTGTAACAGATAATTTATTCCATAATCTATCTGGTCTATTCATTGAAAATCCTCTATAACCTCTTCTTTTAAAATAATAAAGTAATCTTGGTTTATTGTTTTCACAAAGTAGTGGCATTCCATAAAATATACAAGCCATTAATACATCTTCAAAAAATATTTCCGCTGTTTGTGGTCTTGATATATATTCTAAAAAAAAGTGATTTGGTGGCGCGTCTTCCATGCTAAATTTAGTAAGTCCATGTAATGATCCATTAGAACCTTTACCATCAACAGTACCTGATATATCATAACTATCACATCCAAATGCACCTACATGTTCATTTCTAGGATATTTAGTTCCATTCTTTATAATCACTTGATTTTGAAGACTTTTAGGTGGAACCCAAGATATTTTAAATCTACCATTTTTATTGGGTATAAAGATTACTTGACTATCTTTAATACCATGTTGCCATTGAAAACTACCTGTAGTAATATTAGCAGCATTATTTACACCATCATTGTAATCTATTTGTTCATATATTTTTACTAAATTAAATAAAGATTGTTTAGATTCATCTCTAAAAGCATGAGCTTCTGTTCTAGGAAATTGTCTATAAAATTCATTTAAACCGTCTTGATCCTCTTTTAAACCCTCTACTTCATTATTCCAATATTCTATTACTCCAATTTTTATTGGTAAACCATCTATACCTATTATAGGTTTTTTAGGTGTATCAAATATTGGTGCTCCATATAAATCTATATAACCTTCATAATTCCACTCCATAGGGATAAATAAAGAATATAAACCAGACTTAGTTTGACCATTTCTATTTCTAGAGTTTACATCGGAACTATTATAAATGTCTTTAAAGTTTTGCCCTCCTTTATCTAAAGCATTACTCGTGGATCCCATCATACATTTACCGATAATTCTTCTACCTAATCTTAAACATGTTTTAGTAAC